TAAGAGACAGGGTCATTATATCTGCCGCCCCGGTCATACACGCCAGTGTACAGCTTTTCTTTCAACATACGCCGAAACGTGGCGTCACACCAGTTCACGCCGTATGTTTCCCGGACATAACGGACAGTAGCCCGCTGGGAAACTGTGTTTTCAAAATAATTAAAAGCGTCCTGCACAATGGCTGCGTCTTCCGGTACGACTTCCAGCCGCTTTTCTTCATTCACACGGAAGCCGAACGGAGCAGAGCCGGAAACAACGGTGCCGTGTGCAATCTTGCTGTCAAATACCACGTCTATTCTTTCACCGTCTATGTCGGCTTCATTCTGCGCAATGGACAGCTTCACATTGATATACAGACGCCCATTTGCGGTTGTCGTGTCGTACTCTTCATCAGTGGTCTTCCAGTCGCAGTTGTGCGCCTGCAATATTTCCATAACTTTGTAATAATCAGCAACGGAACGAAACCAGCGGTCAAGGCGGGCAAAAAGCAAAATGTCCACTTCATCACGCTTGACGGCTTCCATCATGCGTTGAAATTCAGTTCTTTTGTGAATGTTCTTTCTGGCGGTCTTTGCGGCGTCAATATAAATTCCAACAATGACCCAGCCACGTTCCCTTGCGTATGCTTCCAGCCGTTCTTGCTGGGCTTCCAGCGACAAGCCTTTTATCTTTTGTTCTTCACCGGAAACCCTTATATATAGAGCAACCCGGACAAGCGCCGGGGCAATTTCCTTGTTTCTCATAATATCACCACAATTCTTGTCAATTTCCTTTAATTTCCCGTCATGCCGTGATAATATAATAAATGCAGACGGTATGTTGTATCTGGTATGATATATCTTTGCACCGCACCCGGAGTGTTCCCAGCACTGCGGGTGTTTTTATTGCCAATTTTTAACAGTAGTTGTGAACCTGCCAGACCTTTATAATTGAAAAGCGCCCAGCTTTTCCGATAAAAGAAAGGTCGTGGGAGATAATGAAAAAGAAATACATATATCATAGCAACCATAATATATTTGCTATTTATTACAGCAGCAACAACACAATGTATATCAATATTAACTTCACAGGAACGACACAACTAATCATTAAAAAATAAAGCGGGACCGCTGGGCGTCCCCTAAAGGGGGCTACCCAACGTCACTATTGCCGCCGTTGTCAACTGGCGGGAATTGCTTTTCTAACTCTTCCGGTGTGTCCGGTACGTCGTCATACAACGGCTTTTCTTCCGGCACGTCTTCTGCGTCTGCAACGTCTATGTATTTATCAATCATACGCCGCAGCGCTTCCCAGTCTGCTTCATCAAAAAGCGCAAACGTCTTGAAAATATTCTTTGCAAACTCATTCTGCCCGGTCATTACCCGGTCAATAAGTGCGCTGTATTCAGCTTCATTGCTGGCGTACATATCACCAGTGCCATTCAGCAGCCATTCTTCACTGATATTAAATTCACTACATATCAATTTATATAATGACAATTTCTGGTCCGGTCTGGCAAGCACGTTCAATTCAATATTATTGATAACAGAACGGCTGACGCCCAGACGTTCACCGAAAGCAGTCTGGGACATTTTCAAGTGTTTCTTTCTTAATTCCTTTATGCGTTCGTGGATTTCCATTGAATAGATACCCCCTTTCTGTGAATTTGTGATTTCAGTATAAATCCACAAAATGAATTAGTCAAGGCAAAATAACAAAATAATTTCAAAATATGCCTTGACAAAGGCAAAACAAAGATATAAAATGACTGTATCAAGGCAAGGAGAAAACAGAAATTGCCTTGAAAAGAGCAAAAGAACGGAGGTGGCAGCAGTGAAAAGCAAAAAAGATACTGATTTCACAGAAGCACTAATGCTGGCGCAAGCAGCAGTGTTCCCAGAAGAAGAATTAAAAATAGAAAATTTCAACAGGGTTAATACAGAGGGTTTTGAAAAAGCAGTAGTGCTTCTGAAATGCTGGGCAGAAATGACAATGCGTGAAATGTTCAAAAAAAGAAACTTCCGCATTGAAATTAACTACAATGCGGAAGCCCAGAAAGTAGATTTTGCAATATACACACCTACGGAACACGCCGGAGAGAACAGCAAGCCGGAACATTCAGAAAACTAACGTCAAAGTCTTCATCAACAAAGAAGATGGCAGACTGAAAACCGGACTTCCAGTGAAGACCGTTGAAAGACATTTTTTCTATACGGTCCATCAAAACGGTTCTTTCATCAAGTGCGAGTTGCGAAAAATCAACTTCATACCGGTGTAACGACATATAAACACCCCCTTTGCTATGTGATGGTGTGGCAACTTAATTATAGCAGAGGGGCAGACAAAATGAAAAGGAGGAAACGACAATGGCAGCAGTTGAAATGAAAGATAAGAAAAAAGAAATGATTGAGAAGACCGCACAGGAGTTCCAGAAGTTAAACGGTGACAATCAAATGTTTATTCTGGGTTATATGCTGGGTATTCAGCAGGAACGCCAGAGAACCACACCGCAGCCACAGACGGCATAGGAGGTGGCAGGAATGGAAGTGCAAGGAACATTCAATGCCCAGCGCTTCTTTGACACTTTGGCAATGATTATTTCACAGCGGGAGGGCGTAAAAGTCACCGTGACTGTGAAGCAGCCGGAGCCGGAAGAGAAAAAACAGCGGTCAGCATAGGCGCTGGGCGAAAAGCAAAGGTTTTTCAATAGTCAAAATGTGAATAGTAGCGAAAAGCTATTCAAGATAAATCATACCAGATACAAGGAGGAAAAGCGCAAATGAAAGAATTTGTGAAGAAAAAAGCGGTCATTGTCAAAGACAGACTGGGACTGCCAAACTACATGACCATGTTTTACATGGAGCCGGGGACGTACAGCCCGGAGGACGTGCCGGAAATGTTCAAAATCAGAAACAAGATTGTCCCGGCAATCCTTATTTCACAATATCACAACACCGTGATTGATACGCTGGACGGTGGCGTTGCAGTATCACTGCCATTCCAGCAGCCAAAGCACACAATCAACATGAACGACGCAGCCAAAGCCTGCGCAAGAAAAGGTGAGGGCTGGCACCTTATGACAAACACGGAATTTGTCTACTTACTGCATGAAGCGGAAGAACTGGGGCACACAATCGGTGGTAACACCAATTATGGAGCAAATGCAGACAACCCGGACGAAAAGGGCGTGACGTATGACAGAGGACGCACGCTGACAGGACTTGACCCGCTTACATGGTCACATGACGGAACCGCAGGCGGCGTGTTCGGACTTTGCGGCAATTTCTATGAATGGGTAACAGGCTTGCGCCTGCACTACGGCGTTATTGAGTATACAAAGAACAATGACGCAGCAGTGGACGGATACACGACAGAAGCCCCAGACTGGCAGGCTGCGACAGTAAACGGAAAGCTGCTACGATTATACGGAAACGACGGCGTGACACTTTCAACAAAAGAAGACGTTGAAGTGGCATGGGACGGCTGCCATATTAAGGACTTGCAGCTGGAAGAACTGGAAGAAATGCCAGAAATTGCGTACAAGCTGGGAATTGTACCGCACGACTGGAAGAACGAAACAGCCGGAATATGGGCAGACAACGAACTTGAAGAAGCCGTGCCTTTCCGGGGTTCGGGTTTCGGCAGCACTTCCAATGGTGGTGCTGGTGCGCTGCTCTTGGGCTACCCTCGTTCTTACGTCGGCAACAATGTGTCGTTTCGTTCCGCTTTATTCTTGGAAAGCTGGGAACTGGTAACTGATTTACTGAAAGCGGGTGCGGAAGCACACGCAGGAGCGCAGGACGAATGAGCGCAGATGATTTCCCATACGTCGAGGGACAGCCAGCGGAAATCTATTTTGACGGCAAATGGCACCGGGGCAAGATAATTGCCGGGTACAGATTTAGGGACGGAATAGTGACCGTACAGACGGAAGATGGGCAGAAAATCTGGTGCGGTGAGAGCCGCAAAGAGTTGTACAGAGCATTGTAAAAATGGCAAGCAAAAAGCCTTTGAAGCTGTGCCGGAAACACAAAATCAAAGGCTTTTCAAAAGTCAATATGTTAATAATTCAATACACGTTTATTATACCATATTGGCGGTTACAAGTCAAACATTTTAGGGCTGAAAAGTCCTTGAAAATAGCGGGTTTTATCCCTGCTAAACGGGCTTGTATGGGGTATTAACATTCCTACGAAATATATAAATTTATATATACGCTGTATGGATAATAAACAGGATTGATGGAGGATAGAACCACCCCGCTTCTGGTGTACCCTTATACGCTAAAAAGGTATCAGACAGAAAAGGAAGTGCAGTGGTGTTTATCAGAGAGAAGAAGACAGACTGTGCCAATTATAGAGAAGTGGACATAATACCACGAACAGAAGCAGCAGAGCAGGCAGCCAGAGGAAAGAGGGGAAAGAAAAGAAAAGTCAATGCCCCAAAGCAAAAAGACCTTAACGACAAGAACGCCAAACGCTATCTGGTACAGTTGGGCAATGGCAATTTCAGAATAGGGGACCTACACACGTCCTGCACATACAGTGAAGAGAACCTGCCGGGCACAGTAGAAGAAGCAGAAAACATTGTGACAAACTACCTGCGGCGCATAGCGTACCGCAGAAACAAGTTGGGGCTTGAACCCCTCAAATACATACTGGTAACAGAATACAAATACAGCAAGGACGGGCAGCGCCTAAAGCGTATACATCACCACATCATTATGAATGGTGGACTTGACCGTGACGACGTGGAAATGATGTGGACAAAAGACCGTATCAACTGGAAGAAGACCAGTGACCCGGAATACAGAGCCAGTATAAAGCAGATGGGCTGGGTGAACGCAGACCGCCTGCAAATGAATGAAAACGGAATAGAGGGACTTTGCAAGTATATTGTCAAGGACCCGCAGGGAAAGAAACGCTATTCCAGCAGCAGAAACCTTGACCGCCCGGAAACAACCAGAGAGGACGGAGGGGAGAAACAGCAGCGTGACCAGAACCACTGGAAGTACAGCCGAAATCTGAACGCACCGGAAGAAAAGTGCAATGATTTTAAGTACAGCAAAAGGAAAGTGGAACAGCTGGCAAAGTCACCGGACGCAGGGCTGGAAGAGTTCAGAAAGATATATAGCAATTACAACATTGTGTCATGCGAAGCGGTCTTTTATGAACAGACCGGGTGGCATATTTACTTGAAAATGTGGAAAAAAGAGCCAAAAAAGGCAGGACAAGGAGGAAAACGAAGTGGGAACAGGAAGAAAAACAAGGCTGCGCCGGATATTAAGGCGTAAGAGGATAAAAAGAGCAATTAAGGCATACGGAAATTACATTGCAGCAGGCGTGCTGGTATTCGTTGTGTGCGTGGCTGTGGTAGGCGCAGCAGTAAAGCCAACAGCAAGCACACTGCCAAAGAACACACCGGAACCAGTACAGACCACACAGCCGACAGAAAGTACCACAGAAGAAGCGGAAGCATACCCGTTCAACCTTATGTCATTTGACTGGGACGGGGAAGCGCTGGACGGCTGGACACGCTATGAAGTGCCGGAGGACTACACAGACAACGGCGGGTATTTACCGGAATGTATGCAGCAGTACACATACATAATCTGCAAGCAGTATGGCGTTGAATATACGCTGGCGCTGGCAATTATCGAGATAGAAAGCGGGTACAGATGGGACGCCAGCTGCAAAGAGGGTTCAACCGGATATATGCAGGTATTGCCAAAGTGGCACAAAGAACGTATGCGCAGGCTGAATGTTGATAATGTGAAAAACCCATATTTCAACGTGCTTGTCGGCGTAGATTATCTGGCAGAACTGCAAGAGAGGTTCGACACAGAAGCAGAAGTGCTGACAGCCTACAACTACGGTGTTGCTGGTGCTTATGAACACGTATGGAACAAAGGATTGACAGAAACAGAGTATTCAAGAGAAGTGCAGCAGGCGAAAGAAAGAATTGAAAGAAGAATGAGGGGCGAATGGTGATGGAAAATGAAATTAGACTGGGTGACATTCTGGACAAGCTGACGCCCAGTGACAGAGTGGTGATATATAACGCAGCCGGACAGGTTGTATACCGTGGATATGCTGCAAACGCAGTACATGGAGCATTGAACCCGCAGCGACGCATTAAGAAAATGGGACTGGGTATGGAAACATACAGAGCCACGGAACAAATGTGGGACTGGGCGAAAACAGACAGCCTGCCGGAGCAGGTGCCAGTTGAGCAATTCACACAATACCGGGTAGAAGACCTGCAACACATTCTGTATATCAGAATTGAACTAAAGAGCGAGTTTGAGAGGTAACGGGCATGAAGTGCAAATGGTGTGGCGCAGAAGTTGAACTGGGCAAGCGGTGTGAATACTGCGGGTCAATAGCAGAACCGTTCTACTACGGCGTAAATCAAGAGAAAAAGGAGCAGGAACCACAGAAAGAAACGGAATACACAGTGCAAAAAGGTGACAATCTTTGGGAAATTGCATGGAGATTTTACGGAAAAGGCGCCGCCTGCTATGCGCTGGCACGTAGAAACGGCATTAAGAACCCGGATTTGATATATCCGGGGCAAGTATTGAAGATTTAGGAGGAAAAGAGCATGAAGCAGCAATGGGAACCGCCAGAACTGGAAGAAATGCCAATGGTCATATTATCACTGCACCAGAAATGGTGGCAGAAAATGGCAGTAGGTGAAAAGGTTCTGGAACTGCGGAAGACAAAGCCGCAATGCAAAGCACCGTTCCGGGTGCTGGTGTATGTCACAGGCGGCGTGGGAATAGTTGGTGAATTTATCTGCCCAGAAGTTCTGGAAATCAAGAACTTTGAAGAAGCAGAGAGAAAAAGCAAGGTTCCTGCACATGATATTCACAATTATGCAGCAGGGAGCCGCAACAAGGTTTACGGCTGGGAAGTTTCCACGGTCAAAGAGTATGAAAAGCCAATGGCGCTTGAAGCACTGGGAATAAAACGGGCGCCGCAGTCGTGGCAGTATGTGAGGTAAAAGACATGGACCAGATACAATATGACAAAATCAAAGCAAAGCTGGCAAAGATAAAAGAACTTGCAGAACGTGGCGTAGGTGGAGAGAAAGAAACCGCAATGCGTATGTATGAGGAATTAAAAGCCAGATACGAAATTGAAGACGAAGAAATAACGCTGGACAAAGTGACACTGCACTGGTTCAGCTATAAGAACGATTTAGAAGAAGACCTGCTGACACAGATTTTTTACATGGTGACAGGAAATACCAGCTATCACAGATACACTGGAAGTTATAGCCGCAGAAAAAAGCGTGGCTGCGATTGCACAGAGGTTGAAGCAGCAGAAATCACACTGTATTTCAGTTTCTACAAAGAGGAATTGAAACGGGAAATGAAAGCATTTATGACGGGCTTTAAGTTCAAAAACGACCTATTCCCGGACGAAAACGCCCGTTGCTATCAAGAGCATAAGGGAGAAGAACGGGAAAGAACAGACGAAGAAAACAGAATGTTGAAAAAAGCTGCTTTCTTTGCAGGCTTCATGGACGGCAACCAGCCGCCACGGGCACTGATAGGAGAACCGGAGGAAGAAGACTGATGGAAGATAGACAGAAAATCATTGAAAAGCTGGTGAAAATAAAAGCCCTTGCAGAACGTGGTGTAGGTGGAGAACAGCAGACAGCGCAGCAGATGTATGAAGCATTAAAAAAGCGCTATGGCATTACAGACGAAGAAGTGAACCGGGCAGCAGTTCCGGTGGACATAAGCGGAATTGACTTGAAAAAATTCTGGGGTATCAGCTTCAGAATGGCGCTGATTGTATACAGCCTAAATGAAGAACAAAAAACGTGTGAAATGTGCAGACAAGTTCTTTTGCAAGAACCGGAATGCGAAACATGTAGCACATATAAAAATACAAAAGGTTTACAGCAGCAGTTTGAAGACCTGCAAAGGCAGCTTGAAAAAGCAGCAATGGAGGTGTAGCACATGGCAACAAGGAAACCCAGAAAGCCGAAAGCACAAAAGAGCGAATACCCCACATTGCCGGGGCAGCTGGGATATTTGAACAGCTACTATTGCCCGGTATGCGGAAAGCATTTGTTTTCAGCGTATGACAAGGATTTGCGGAAAGACCGGGAAGACGGCTATTACTTCCATGTGTCCCGTGATTTCAATTATTGCAGTAAATGCGGAACGCTTCTGGATTTGGACGAATGGAAGCGAGAAGAAGAACCAGCGGCAGCAGGTGAAGAACTGACGCTGGAAGATTAGGAGGTGACGGCGGGTGAATGATTTGTTGTATGTGTGCAGCCCGTACCGGGGCGACACAAAGCGCAACAAGGAATATGCACGGAAGTTGACAAGGGCAGCCATAAACAATGGCTTTGTCCCGGTCACGGTGCATTTATACTTGACGGAAGTTACAGACGACCAGAACCCGGAAGAAAGAAGCCGGGGCATGGCAGCGGGAATGAAGATACTTGAAAACTGCAAATACATTCTGATTGGCGACAAATACGGCGTATCAGACGGAATGAAAGCAGAAATGACACTGGCGGCACTGAAAGGAAAAGTCATGCTGTATGAGCAGGACGGCAAAATATATCTGGTGGACAGCCGGGAAGAAACCACAGGAGGACAAGACAATGAATGAAGAACAGAGAATGGCAGAGGTTGAGAAGTTCAAGAATTACTTTTCATACATAAGCAGACCGGGAGCAGATAAGCTGCTTGCATGGCTGGAAGAAGCAGGATTTTTCACAGCCCCGGCAAGCACAAAGTATCACGGAGCCTACGCAGGGGGGCTGGTAGAGCATACAAACTATGTATACCGCAGATTGGTTCAGCTGGCAGACGCAGAGGACAAAAGACAGGGCAGAACGTACCCGGAATACACAGTGGACACAATCGCAGTTGCAGCGCTTCTGCATGATGTTTGCAAGGTGGACGCCTACAAGGTGGAAAAGAAGAACCAGAAGCAGAAAGACGGAAGCTGGAAAGAAGTTGAGGTATACGGATATACAAACAGCCTGCCACTGGGACACGGTGAAAAGTCAATTATCCAGATTATGCGATATATGCAGCTTACGGAAGAAGAAATTCTGGCTATCAGATGGCACATGGGCGCTTTTGATAGCGCAGTAAAGGGCGGCAGCTATGACATGAACAATGCTTTTGCAGGCAGCAGGCTTGCAGCTATGCTTCACATTGCAGACATGATGGCAACACACCTTGACGAAAGGACAAACGCCCATGAGTAGAGCATATTACAGAAAGCGCAGTGAAGCCACAGAGCAGGAAAGAGTTATAAACTGGGCGAGGTTTTACGCAAAGGACTTCCCGGAACTGGACTTGCTGCACCATATACCAAACGGCGGCAGCAGAAACCAGCTGGAAGCGGCAAACCTTAAAAGGCAGGGCGTGAAAGCTGGGGTGCCGGACTTATGCTTGCCAGTAGCCAGAAACGGCAAACACGGGCTTTATGTGGAAATGAAGTGGCAGAATAACAAAACCACAGAGAAGCAGGACTGGTGGCTGGAACAGCTGCGACAGCAGGGATATGAAACGGCGGTTTGCTGGTCCGCAGAAGAAGCAATGGACACAATAGCAGGTTATCTGGGAGTTATGGAACAGACGGGAAGAAAGGTGGAATTGTAATGGGCTACATGGACCACACATTGAAAAAGACGGTGCCATATTACAGCACAATGAAGCGTGCCGGAGCATTTAAGCAGCAGGAACCACGGAAACGGCAGAAAAGAACGACACTGACAGAATACAGCCAGAACGGACAAAAAGCAGTTTTGAAACCGCACGTTACAGTCAATCAAGCCGCAAAGAAGCTGTATGACTATGAACAAACCGGATTGTCACCGCATGAGGTTGCAAACCTTGTTGAGCAGGTGCAGAACTTGACAAGGCGTGTGAAGAAATACGAAAGCTGGGAAGAATGAACGGCGTTGACCGCTGCTTGATATGCGGCGAAGTTATCCCGGAGGGTTCGCAGGTCTGCACCGCCTGCCGTAGCAAATATGACATTGTGACCGGGGAAACAGAAGAAATGGCACAAGAACTGCGGGACATAGCAGACGTGCTGAAAATCACAGAGGGCACAGACACAAACATTAGAAAGTCAATGGAAAGCATATTGAGAATTGCAGACAGACTGGAAAGGACAAGCAATGGCAAGAAAAGAAGATAAACAGCCACAGTATTTGCCGTTAATCGTAAAAGCAAAGTTACATACTGGCGGCAGGGACTATGAGAAAATCAAAAAGGAATTAAAAGGGCAGGGCTTCACCTGCAAGCAAATGAAAGGCATGGTGCGTGAGGGCAACTATTTTGACGGAATAGTGCTGTATTTGTCAAAGTGGAACTGGGACAACCACGAAAGCTGGCACCTTTACAACTGGGACGACAAGGACGACAAAGAAGTTATGCTGGGCATATATGAAGCCGAACAGTACCACCCACAGGCGCCGTATAGATACAGAGATAATTTTGAGAAGTTCCAGAAAGACTGGACAAGCGGGGAATATGACCCCGGTATGACGTTCACTTTCAAGGACAGTGAAGTTGAAGTGCTGGAAGTCCTGCAAGAAGAGGTGGACAACATAGACCACGAAGCAGTCAAAAGACAGGTGGCAACAGCAGAGGACGCCCAGTACCAGAAGAGAAGAAAACAGCGCCAGCGACGCAAGCAGGCAAGCAAGGGCAGCAGATACCATAGAAAGTTCTTTTGATGGAGGAATAGGGCATGGGAAAAGGTAAAAAGCATTACAGCGGAAAAGAACTGATTTACCGCCGACAGCTGGCACGGCAGCAGGCAGAAGCGGAAGAGAAGACAAACAACATAAGAGTGCGACAGCTGCACCAGATAAACGCCAGCCGCCGGGCTATTAGTTGGGCAAAACAGAAAATGCGGGAGGACAAAAACAATGATAGCGTTCTTGATTGAGATTGTAAAAGCAATAATCACATTCTTTGCGGTATGCGTGGGGCTGGGAATTTTATTTCTGGTCTATGTGGTAGTAAGGGAAGCGGCTTGGGTTGTAAAGCATGAGAACCGGAAGAAATACGAACAGGAGGACAAAGAGAAATGAAAGCAGAATTTTTCAAGGCGGTGTGTCCGTTAGAGATTGGGGACACAGTAGCAATCAAGGCAACAAAGGACGGAGAAGCGAAAGAAGCACTTTATTTGCCGCAGGGCTGCACGGTGATTACAACGGCAGCAGTTGCATTGCATAAGGTCACAGACATTGCGACGCTTCACTATCTGAAAAAAGGTGAAACACAGTTCTTGTACGAACTGGACGGCTGCGGGAAGTATGAACCATTGACCGTAAAAGTTCCGGTAAGAGAATTTGCAGACGAACTGAAACGCCGTGGCAGATAATAACAAATACTTACGGAAGTATACAAAATATACAAATATACTTCCGTAAGATTGTGCAGAATGTCAATAGACTTTATACTTCCGTAAGTATATAATAAAGACAGTTAAAGAAGTAAAGCAAACGGAGGTATAAAACATGAGAACATTTGAAGTTGGCAAGAGATACGGAGAAAGTGCAGTTGTATTTGAAATCACAAAAAGAACTGCAAAAACTGTCACATACGCAGCAATACACCACGCCGGAAGATACAACGAAAACCGCAGAGAAGAAAAGCGGGCGAAAGTTCACGACTGGGGAAGCAGAGAAGTATTTTTCGCAGGCAGTGAAACAGTAGAAGCGTAAAAGACCGGGACAAGCGCCCGGAAACGGGCGGCAGTACCCCAGCTGGTAGAGGGACGGGCACGGTGAAATAGAACGGCAGCAGCCGTTGTCAGTCCGTGTCTATGATGTCGCTGGTTCAAATCCAGCCTGCCGCATTACTGGGAAAGCAACTATAAATTCATACCAGATACAAGGAGGAATACCACATGAAAACATTATCAATTATCAATCTCAAAGGGGGAGTGGCAAAGACCATTTCCAGCGTAAATATGGCACACATTTTGGCAGCAGTCAAAGGCTGCAAAGTCTTATTGATTGACAATGACAAGCAGGGAAACGCCAGCAAGATTTTGAACCGCCACAGCTATGACCATAAGGGCACGGCAGAGGTAATGACACAGCGGGGCATTGACCCGGCAGAGGTTATCCAACACACGGACTTTGACGGGCTGGACATTATCACAGCAAACATGAATTTGCTTACAGCAAACCTTGAAGTCATGCTGGACCAGTCAAGACCGCAACAGACACGCTTCAAAAAGTTTCTGGACGGCTTACAGCAGGAATATGACTACTGCATTATTGACAACGCACCAGACATTAACATTTCAACGATAAATGCGCTGGTAGCTTCACAAGACGTCATGGTGCCTATAACCATTGATGATTTTGCAATAGACGGTCTGGCAGAACTGAAAGAACAGATTGACAACACCCGTGAGGACTTGAACCCACAGTTGCGCTTCTGCGGTTGCTTTGTGACGCAGTACGACAGAACCAATGAAGCAGACACGCAGGGCGAAGAATTTTTGAAAACGCTTGAATATCCAGTATTCAATACACATATCAGAAAGACACCAAAAATGAAGCCCAGCACATTTGAAAGATTACCAATCATTTTATATTCCCCACGCTGCGGCGCAAGTGCCGACTATAAAGCGTTAGTGGAAGAATGGTTGAGAATGTGACCAATTCGGACACGTTAGGAGGGAAAAGACAATGGCAGGAGCAGCAAAGAAATTCAACTTGACAGAGTTATTAAACCAGCGGTCAAAGGAAGCTGGGGAACAGCAGAAAACAGAACAGCAGCAGGAGGCAGCAGGCACAGAGGTTGTCACGTCCGAAGAGGGCGTGAGCAGCACAGCTGATATTTACGACCTTATACCGTCAAAAGGCAATTTTTACAGCGTAGAAGACGTGCAGGACTTAAAACAGTCTATTGAACTTCTGGGAGTGCTGCAACCGCTTCTGGTGACTGATGAAGAGGAAGACGGCAAGCGCCGTATCATTGCAGGACACAGAAGACGGCTGGCGGTCATGCAGCTGGTGGACGAGGGAAAAGAGCGTTTCAGACGGGTTCCAATCTTAATCAAGCCAAAGAAAAACGCCATACTGGACAGACTGGCACTGATTATGGCAAACCGTTTCCGTGAAAAGACAGACTGGGAGCGTATGACAGAAGCACTGGAAACAGAAAAACTGGTGCTGGAATTAAAAGACAGTATGAACATTCCGGGCAGAACCCGTGATTTGCTGGCAGAAATTATAGAAACGTCCCCGGCACAGGTTGGAAGATATAAGGCAATTTATAACAATATCATTCCAGAACTGATGGCAGAATTTAAGGCAAACAGAATTGTTGTATCTGTCATTTATGAAGCGTCCGGGCTGCCGGAAGATTACCAGAAGCAGGCGGCAGAGATATTCCGGGAAAATGAAGTGCTGACGCTGGCAGACATTAAGCAGTTAAAGAAGAACTGGGAAGCGTCACAACAGATACCGGGGCAGATGGATATAAGCCAGATGGAAGAGAAGCAGGAAGCCGCAGGAGCGGGAGAAAGCACCGCAGGCAATGAAACAGACCAGCAGCAGGAAGAAACAGCCACAGAGGGAGCAGGAGAAGCCACAGAGGGAGCAGAAGACGCAGCCGGGCAGCAGCCAGAATACATTGACCCGCAACCGGAACAGATAACATCACTTTGTTACAGCTGTACGCACTATGAAGAGTGCCACGACAAGACAGCAACCGTGACAAACTGCAATGCCTATGAAAACCGCAAAGAAGCCCAGAAAACGGACGAAGAGCGGTATAACGAAGAGCAGGCAGCTATTGACCGGGAAACACAAAAGAAACTGCGTGAAATGCAGCAGGAAGAGAAAATGCAGCATTTGCCGTCTGATGATAGAAAAGAAAAAACAATCAGAGTATCACCGGACAAAATGAAAGCCGTTGCAATCGACCACACAAGACCATATATGATTTTGAAAAATGACGATTACAGAGAGGGCGACACAGTGAAACTGATTGAGTTTGCAGAGGGTAGAGCAACCGGGAATACGGCAGACATGAAAATTATCTGCATGGACGACGACACGACCAGCAGCGCACTTGAAGAGGGCTATTGTGTAATAGCATTGCAGCAGAAGTGATTTGGAGGTGTGAAAAGTGAAAGGGCAATTAAACTTATTTGAACCGGAGTTCATAAAAGACATAGATTGCACCGTTGACACACCAGTGACCAGAGGGAACAAAGACAAACCCATATATGGAACAGGAAAACGCATAAAACCCAGAGTGCCGGGCAGAAGAGAAACAAAGCACATGGAAGAAATATATCTTGAAGAATTGCTGCCGCTGGAAGAATACGACTTGATTGTTGTTTTAATATCTGGCGGCAAAGACAGCATAGCAACATACTTCAAATTGCGTGAACTGGGAGTGCCTAAAAGCAAGATTGAGTTCTGGCACCATGACATAGACGGAGGAAACCCGGAACGCCACATGGACTGGCGCTGCACACAAAGCTACATGAAAGCGCTTGCGGACGCAGAGGGAATACCACTGCGGCTATCATGGAGAAAAGGCGGCTTCTTTGGTGAATTGTACAGAATAGGAGCCAGCAAGCCTATTGAATGGGTAGACCCGGAAACCGGGGAAATAATGAGCGCAAAGGAAACACCACAGCAGGCAGCGTGCAGGAAGATTGAAGAAAGCAACGTAGAGAACAAAGAAGAACTGCTGAAAGAATACGGCTGCCGCATGAAGTTTCCTGCAAAGTCTGGAAATTTAATGACAAGATGGTGCAGCCCTTATTTGAAGATAGACGTTGCAGCAACGGTCCTGCGAAATCTGGAAGAGGTGAAAGAAAATTCAAAAGTTTTAATATGCAGCGGGGAACGTAGAGGGGAAAGCACCGGGCGTTCAAAATACAACGAAATGGAAATATATTTCAGAGCCAATGCAGAAAAGAAACTGAAAAGAACAGTTCACCAGTGGCGCCCGGTCATTGATTATTCAGAAAAAGACGTGTGGGAAGTGATGAAAAGAAACAAAGTGAACCCGCACCCGTGTTACCGGGCAGGCTGGAACCGTTGTAGCTGCGCCGGGTGCATATTTTCAACACCGGAACTGTTTGCAGGGTTCAAAGAGTTGTACCCACAGGAATTTGAAGAAATGAAACATGATGAAAAGGCACTGGACTTCACACTGGACAACAAATGCGACCTTGAAACGTACATTGAGGGAGCAAAGCCGTGTTTATACAAGGGCGACAAAGAAGCAATACATAGTCTGATAACAGGGATATTCACAGAAAGTCAAATATTTATTGACGGTCAATGGAAATACCCAGCAGGAGCGTTCCACGGCGCAGAGGGTGGACCGTGTTAGAAATTAGGAGGTGCGAAAATGCCAATAAACATGACAGATTACAGAATGATTATCAACGAAAGAGTATACAACGTATTGCAAATTATGATTGATTTTGCAGGACCGTCAGAAGAGGGGAAACCACCAAAGCCGAAGTTTATTGACGCAGTATACATTGACGAAGACGGAACAATAAAAACCATACGTGATGAAGCGTGGTGCTTTCAGTTTGTGAGAAGAAACGGAGGTGCAGCAGATGGAAAGACCAATAATAATGCTTAATACAGACAATATGCCCGTGTTTTGCCGAAACCAGTGCGCAAATACAAAATGCGCAAAGCACATTTCAAAAGCCTATGAGTGCGGCGGTTCATGTTCAATGCGGCTATTGAGAGGGGAACCGGAGTGCGCAGGCTACATATCACGGAGGAAGCGCAAATGAAAGAAAATGTTTGCGTAAACTGCAAATATTATGAAAGCTGCGGAAAGCCGGAAAGATACATAAAGTGCATGGGGTACAAAGAGAAAGAGCGGCAGCAGGCAGCAGGAGAACACGCAGTTGACGTGCAAGACGGATAGAAGCCAGGAAAGACTGGCAAAAACAAAGAATGGAGGAAAAGCAAATGGCGCAGGCAATGGAAAAAGGCAGGGTTATTGAATTGCTGGAATATTACAAAGACATAGACGGGGAGGTGAGTATATACAGAAAGATTATAAGTGACTTAACGGACCAATACTACAATCCCATTGGCGCTATACAATGCGACGGTCTACCAAAAGGAAAAAATAATATATCACGACAAACAGAAAATATGGCGCTTAATATTCCAGATTATGTCAGCGGCGAAATCAGAGAGTATGAAGCAAAGGTGCAGCAGTTGCAAGCCTTAAAGGCACAGATTTTGCAGGAAGTTTCAAGGCTGAAACTGAAAGAAAAGCGCATTATTTTTGATTTTTACATGCACAACCTCAAATGGGAACAAGTAGCGGTACGCAATTCATACAGTGAAAGACAGTGTAAGAATATCAGAGATACAGCACTTGAAACACTTTCACAGAGGTTTGAAAAGAACCAGATTATTTCACAATTTCAGAGGATTGCATAAGCAATCATTGCCCGCCATTGCCTGCGTTTTACTGGTATAATTTAAGCCAGTGAAGCAGGCTTTAAGCCGTTATATTTGCACGTTGGCAATAGTGGGCTTTGGTGATTTTTTGAATTTACAAAGCCCATAATTTTTTATACTTCCGTAAACTGGAAGAGTTGGAAAGAATGAAAACGAACGAAAAGAGGTGAGAAGATGGGAAGACCACGGAACCCGGAACGGGACAAGTCAATGCAACGCTATCTGGACGCAGACGGCAAGATTGAAACAGCGGAACTGGCGAAGCTGGCAGGGGTGCCAGAAGTGCGGATAAGAAAATGGAAGTCAGAAGACAGCTGGGACGAAGCACTGAAAAACAAGCCGAAAAAAAGAGGGGGTCAAAAAGGCAACAAAAATGCTGCCGGAAAAACCCCAGCAAAAAAGGGCAATAAAAACGCCGTAACACATGGGGCATTTGCGCAGGCGGGATATGAAGACATAGACCCGGAGCAGGCGGCAGCCATACAGAACATGGGCACACCGTCCGCAATGTCACAAATGATGGAGGAATTGCAGGCACTATATCTGCGCAAAGCCTATCTGGAAAGCCTATTGAAAGAGTATGAAAGCCCAGAAGCAGGCGGCTTTTACACAGATAAAATAGTACACATGATTGTACCAAAGAGCATGGAAGAAAGACAGCAGGAAGAGGACTGCGGCATGGAACACCAGCAGTGCGAAGACCCAGAGGGAAGCAAGACAGAAACATATAAAACAGCCATGAAGTCTGTCATTAAGTCCAGCCCATTTGAACGGGCAATGAAAGTGGAAGCCGAACTAAACAAGCTGCATGGACGTATCATCAAGCAGCTGGATAGTATCAAGGCGTATGAGTTAGAGGACAGACGCTTGCAGCTTGCAGAGAAACAACTTGAATTGAATAAACAGAAGCTAACGGGCGAATTTGAGATTGACCCGGACGGAAGCACCGAAAACGACGAAATCACAGACGTTGTGGACGACGTTCAATAGGTTCTTCTGGCGGTCTGGAAGCACTGCGGGTACGGCGACGCCCAAAACCTGCCCAGATATAATTTTGAAAATTTCATTTCCGCTTCCGACCCGGTAAAAAATAAAGGGGTAGGGGCTAAAAAAGAAAAAAATGTGACCAATTCGGACACAAAAGAAAGGGGGTGCGGTTTTTGAAAGCGTACACTTCAAAGGCGGTTGCCGCTTGGCTGGATATTTCAGAACGCAGAGTGCGCCAGCTGCGTGACGAAAAGGTTATAACGGAAATCAGACCGGGGCTGTACGACTTGAAGACCGTAAACCACCAGTACATAAATTATTTGCGCAAAAATAACCCGGAAAGTGAAAGCGCAATAGATTACAACGCAGAACGTGCAAAGCTGGTCAGAGCAAAAAGAGAAGCACAAGAACTGGAATTGCAGCTGCGCAGAAATGAGGTACACACCACAGAGGACGTGGAACAGGTAATGACAGACACACTTGTTAGGTTCAAAACAAGGCTCATGGCTATACCTGCAAAGTTAAGCCCCATTTTATCAAAGAAAAAGGACCAGACAGAAATATTTAAGCTGCTGAAAAGCGCCATTGATGAAGTGCTGGAAGAACTTTCAGACTTCCAGACAGTGTTTGGGTACGGTGTAGACAATGAAGAAAAACACAGTTGATATGTTCACACGGATTTTCAAAGTGCTGCAACCGCCACCAGAAATGACACTTTCACAGTGGGCAGACAAGTTCCGCAGACTGTCTGCCGGGTCTTCCGCAGAGCCGGGACGCTGGAAGACGGCAAAGGCACCGTATCAAAAAGAGATTATGGACGCCATAACAGATATTACAATAAAAAAAGTTGTGATTATGTCGGCAGCACAGGTGGGAAAGACAGACGCAATGGTGCTGAACCCTATTGGATATTATGTGCATTATGACCCGTCACCGATTATGGTTATACAGCCGACAATAGACATGGCAGAGAAGTTTTCAAAAGAAAAGCTGTCACCTATGCTGCGTGATACGCCCGTACTTGCGGACCGTATCAACGAAAAGAGCCGCAACAGCGGTAATACAATCATGCAAAAGATATTTCCGGGCGGCTTTATAACGATTGCAGGAGCGAACAGCCCAACAGGACTGCGAAGCCACACAATCAGAATATTGCTTGCAGACGAGATAGACGCATACCCAGCCAGCGCAGGAAAAGAGGGCGACCCACTTTTACTGGCTTCAAAGCGTCAGACTACATTCTGGAATAAAAAGCAGGTGGACATTTCAACACCAACAGTCAAAGGGGCTTCCAGAATAGAAGTGGAATATGAAAACAGCAGCCGGGGAGAATGGAACGCACCGTGCCCGTGCTGCGGAGAACTGCAACCGCTGGTCTGGTCAAATGTTGTGTTCGACAAAAACGACCTATCAGAAATCAGATACGCTTGCAGCAAGTGCGGCGTCATATCCAGTGAAGCAGAATGGAAAGAACACTTTATTGATGGAACCTTTGTGCATGAAGACCCAGACAACCCCGTGCGTGGGTTCCACTTGAACACGCTTGCTTCCACATTGACCACATGGCAAGAAGTTGTTGAAAAGTTTCTGACGGCAAATGACCAGATGAAAAAAGGCAACGTGGAACTGATGAAAGTATGGACTAATACCGAAATGGGGCAAACGTGGGAAGAAGACGGGGAAACCATAGAAGACGACGAACTGATGAAGCGCCGGGAGAAATACAAGTGTGAAGTACCAGAAGAAGTGCTGTACTTGACAGCTGGCGTAGATACGCAGGACGACAGATTTGAAATTGAAGTTGTGGGCTGGGGTCCAGAATATGAAAGCTGGGGCATTAGGTATGCGGCAATATACGGCGACAATTCAGACATCAACAATCAAGTCTGGCAAGACCTTGACACATTCTTATTGCAGACCTTTGAAAAACCGGACGGAACGAAAATGAAGCTGTCATGCGTCTGCATTGACAGTGGAGGACACAGAACCAATCAAGTATATAAATTCTGCAAAGCCCGGTTCAATCGCAGAGTATTTGCAATCAAAGGTTCAAACGATAGCGCCGCAGCGTATATCCAGAAGCCGTCAAAAAGCAACCGTGAGGGCGCATATCTTTTCACACTGGGAGTTGATACCGGGAAAAGCCTGCTTATGGACAGACTAAAGTTGGAGGAAGAGGGACCCGGCTTTTGCCATTTTCCGAAAGAAGAGGGCAAGGGATATGACGAAAAGTATTTCAAGGGCTTAACGTCGGAAAAAAAGGTAATGCGCTACAAAATGGGAAGACCGTATTTTGCGTGGGAACTGAAAGACAAAGGCGAACACAAACGAAATGAAGCGCTGGACTGCCGGAACTATGCAACGGCAGCTATTGAAATTATCAATGTACCATTGAAGAAACCGGACAAAAAGAAAGAAGCCACGGCAGCAAAGAAAATTGTAAAACGTGGCAGAAGAAGAAGTGGAGGAATATTATAAATGGCAGGAATTACACTGGAAACAGCAAAAAGACACCTTGACGCATGGCTGGAAGCGGAACTGGCGGTGACAAACGCCCAGTCCTACACAATAGGCAGCAGAACAATGACGAAAGCAAATCTGACCGAAATTAGGAAGTCTATTGAATATTGGCAAGGGAAAGTCACTGCGCTTGAAAATGCGGCAAAATATGGCGGCAGGAACCGTGCAAAACGATTTGTACCACGGGATTTATAAAAATATAAAAACCTCTTGACTTACGGTGACACAAAAGTTATTATATATGTGTCACCAAAAGAAAGGGGGTTTTTATATTTGTCACCCAGAACAGGAAGACCAACAAATGACCCTAAAACGCATGAAACAAGAATAAGAATGTCAGACAAGGAAGTTGGAAAGCTGGAATATTGCTGCGAAAAAACGGGAATGTCAAAAGCAGACGTTATAAGACGGGGAATTGAACTGGTCTATAAAGAAGTGTCAGAGAAATAAAAAAGTGGCGCACCACCGACCAAAGTAATTGCGCCACTTTAGAGCATTGCAACCCACATGGGCTACACTCATATAGTACCACGGGTTGCAGACACTTTCAATCATTTTTGAAAGGAGCATTGCACATGGGAAAAATTATAGAGTTTCCACAGAATAGTATTGTGCCAGATTATTTGCCACAAACAGAGGGAATGGAACTATATTTCAGATTTTATAAAAATTGCAGTGGACAGTTGAAAGAATATATACTGGAAAGAATAGGGAATGATATATCACAAACATGGGATAATAGAAACTTTTGGAAAACAACAGAGCCAACAGACGCACTGGAACTGATAGGGTATGCGTCAGCAAAGAAAATACTAAAGACGACGAAAGCAACGGCAGATTATTACAAAAAACTGTCAGAGATTATAGAAAAATACGGTTTGGAGGTGCTAAAGAGTGCCAAAACGAATTGATTTGACTGGAAAAAAGTTCGGAAGACTTACAGTGATTTCATTTGCTGGAACAGATAAAAACGGAAAAGCATTGTGGCATTGCCAGTGCGAGTGCGGAAATAAAACAATAGTTCGCTTGGACAGGCTAAGAAGTGGAGAGACGAAAAGCTGCGGTTGCGCCGCAAAGTTTGACTTGAAAGGGCAGCAGTTCGGAAGACTTACAGTGATTTCATTTGCTGGAACAGATAAAAACGGGAAAGCATTGTGGAATTGCCAATGCGAGTGCGGGAACAAAACAACAGTCCGTTTGGATAAATTGAGTAACGGAGAAACAAAGAGTTGTGGTTGTATCAGAAGAGAGAAAACAAGAAAAAGGGCTACAACGCATGGAAACAGCAAAAAGAGATTATATAGAATATGGCGTGGAATTTTGCATAGAACAGGAAATGAGAATGCCATAGAATACGACAGATACGGAGGTAGAGGGATTTACATATGCAAAGAATGGAAAGAAAGTTTTGAAGAATTTGAAAAATGGGCTTTAGAAAATGGATACACAGGCAAAATGACAATAGACAGAATGGACAATGACAAAGGGTACAGTCCGGAGAATTGCAGGTGGACAGACTGGAAAACGCAAGAAAACAATAAAAGCAATGTAAAAAAATATGAGTACAAAGGAGAATTAAAAACAATAACAGAATTAGCGGAAATGGCAGATATAAGAACAGACACGCTAAGAGAACGAATAAAAAGGGGAATGGATATACAAAAAGCAGTTGAAACACCAGTAAGAGGAAAAAACGTGGGGTATAAGCCGTACTAAGCAAAAATTGCCCGAAATTGCATGAAAAGGGCAAAGATTGCACACCATTGCCCGAAAAATAATGATAATATATAGACTGAAAGAAAGTAAAAAACAAGGAAAGCAGCTGTAAAAGGCTGCTTTTTTCATGCAATAAAGGAGGTGAAAGCGTGGGAATTGCAGCGGGAATTGATAAGGCAATAGCAGTCATAGCACCGCAAGCAGCACTGAAAAGAACGGTTGCAAGGCAGAAAATGCAGATTTTGGACAGCGGGTATGGCAATTATGGCGCCAGCGTCACAAAGAAATCACTTGCAGGCTGGCTTCATGCAGGCGGTAGCAGTCGTGAGGACATAGAAGACAATGTATCTGTATTGCGCCAGCGTACCCGTGATTTATACATGGGCGTGCCGCTGGCAAACGGGGCAGTCAAAACCATGCGCACCAACATTGTTGGACGTGGGCTGCGGTTGAAATCGACCATTGACGCAGAAACGCTGGGAATTTCACCAGAAGAACGCCGGAACCTTGAAAAAAAGATTGAAAAAGAGTGGTCTATCTGGGCTGAAAGCAATGATTGCGATATGTCAAGGATAGACAACTTTTACGAGTTGCAGCAGTTGGCTTTTATGAACTGGCTTATTTCTGGGGATTGTCTGGCGGTATTGCCAGTCAAACCACGAATAAACCAGCCGTATGACCTGCGTGTGCAGCTGATAGAAGCAGACAGACTTTGCAGCCCGGACAACTGCGACACCATAGACAACAAGATTGTTGGGGGTGTAGAGGTTGACAAGTCCGGGGAAGTGATAGCGTATCACATAGCGAACCACCACCCGTTGTCATACGCATACAATGACATAAGCTGGCAGAGGGTTGAAGCATACGGACAAAAGACCGGAAGAAGAAACGTGCTTCACATGATGAACCGGGAAAGAATAGGACAGCGCAGGGGTGTTCCGTTCCTTGCACCAGTTATTGAAAGTTTGAAACAGCTTGGAAGATACACGGACGCAGAGCTTGTGGCTGCGGTTGTGTCTGGTATGTTTACCATTTTCATTGAAAAGGCAGACGCAAGCGCAGAAGACGCCATAGGAAGTATGCTGCCGGAAGAAGTGCAGGTGGACGCAGAAGACGAAAGCACCATTGAACTTGCGCCGGGCGCCGTTATCGACTTAAACGAGGGCGAGAAAGCACACGACACGAACCCCGGAAGACCGAACGCTAATTTTGGCGGCTTTGTGGAAGCAATATGCCAGCAGATAGGCGCAGCACTTGAAATTCCGTATGAATTACTTGTGAAGCGCTTTAATTCCAGCTATACAGCCAGCAAAGGCGCACTGGAAGAAGCGTGGAAAATGTTTAATATGTACCGTGACTGGCTATCAGCGGACTTTTGCCAGCCAGTGTACGAAGAATGGCTGACGGAAGCGGTAGCAAAAGGACGTATCAAAGCACCGGGCTTTTTCACTGACCCAGCAATCAGAAAAGCATATTGCGGGGCAAAGTGGAACGGACCTGCAAAAGGTATGCTTGACCCGGTAAAAGAGGTTACAGCCGCAGAAAAGAGAGCGTCAAACGGCTTTAGCACCAGAAGTGATGAAGCAATGCAAATGACGGGAAGCAACTTTTATAACAATGTCGAACAGTTGAAACACGAAGAAAAAGAACTGAAAGAGGTGAAGAAAATTGCCAATGGAACCACAAACAAACAGAACACCCCAGCAGAACCCGCAGACAATGCCGGGAATGAACCAGCAGCAGGACAGCAGAACGCCGGGCAATCCTTACGGGGTGACAACAAATAAATTCTGGAACTTTATCCCGGCAGCCGGGGACAAGCCACCGGAACTGCTTTTATACGGTGCAATAAGCAGCCAGCAGTCATGGTGGGAAGACAGGGTGACGCCACAGCAATTCAATCAAGAACTTGCGGCGCTTGGTGATGTGCCGGAAATTATCGTGCGCATTAACAGCGGCGGCGGTGATGTATTCGCAGCAAATGCGATTTTTACGAGATTGAAAGATTGTTCAGCGAAAGTGATAGTCAAAATTGATGGCTGGGCAGCTTCCGCAGCCACAATCATTGCTATGGCAGGCGACACAATCAAGATTGCCAGAAACGGTGTATTTATGATACATGACCCCGCAATGACAGTCTGGGACACTTTCAGAGCAGAAGACTTTTTGAAGATGGCTGATGAACTGAAAGTGATTAAACAAAGTATTGTCAATACATACGCCAGTAAGACTGGCAAAAAGACAGAGGACATAGAACAGCTTATGTCAAATGAAACATGGTGGACGGGCGACATTGCCGTTGAAAACGGCTTTTGTGATGAATTGATGTTTGAAGACAGCACAACAGTTGTCGAAAACTCTTCAAAAATCGTTGTCAATTCAGTGCCTATTGACGTTTCCATGTTCAAGAGTATTCCAACCCAGTTATTAAACAGCCCGCACAATCAAAATCCGGGTAGTTTAGTAAATAGTGCAACAGAACCTATCAACAAGCCAAAAGAAAAGGAGGAACCAGAAATGGCAGCACCAGAAAACAAAATCACAACGGTTGACGCACTAAAAGCCGCATACCCGGATTTAGTAGCGACAATCCAGAACGAAGCCGCAGCCACAGAACGTGCAAGAATTAAAGGCATTGAAGACTTGGCAAACGGCAACTATGCAGCACTTGCGACAGACGCAAAGTTTGAAAACCCTATTTCCGCGCAGGAACTTGCAGTGAAAATCATTGCAGAGCAGAACAAAGCGGGTGGAACTTACATTCAGAACCGCCAGCAGGACGCACAGAACAGCGGGGCAAACAGCGTATCTGGCGTAACACCGGAGGACAACGCAGGCGGTGACGGAAAAGACCCGTTCAATGCCGCTATTGACAAGTTGTTTCCAGATACAAAATAAGGAGGTAGCGCAAAATGAGTGAATACGCAGTAGAGAAGAGAGAAACAGCGCCAAAGAATTTCTTTGCTGGCGACTTCCCAACAGTACCGGAAACGGGAGTTGCAGGCGCAGAAATCAAAGAGTATGCACCAGTAATGGTTGACACAGAGAACGAAAACAAAATCATTCCGGTTGCTACAACAAAAGAAGCGAACGCAATCGGAATTTCTGCGGCAGCAGCAGGAAAGGGCGAGCCAGTCACATATTATTTGACAGGTGAGTTTTTCGCTGACGCATTAAACCTTGAAGCAAGCGCAGATTTAGCAAAAATCAAAGAAGCACTGCGAAAAGTATCAATCTTTTTGAAGTAAGGAGGATAAAACAATCATGGCAAATGAAGTATCTATTTACGAACCACGAACAATGGGCAGAGTGGTTCAGAAGTTACCGCCCGTGCGTACTTTTTTCAGAAGTACATTTTTCAAACATGAAGAAACATTCGTGACAAAGAATGTTGATGTTGATTTCAAGAAAGGAAGCAGAAAGGTTGCACCGTTTGTCAGCCGTGTAATTGGTGGAAAGGTAGTGCCAAACACTGGCTATGAAACAAAGACCTACACACCGCCTTTAGTTGCACCGGAAAAGGTCACAACGGTTGACGACCTTTTACAGCGCAGACCGGGTGAAAGCCTTTATTCTGGCAGAACACCTGCGGAACGTGCAGTGCTTAAAATGGCTGATGATTTCAAGGAACTGCGAGAAATGATTTTACGCCGTGAAGAGTTAATGTGCGTACAGACCATTTTTACTGGCACAATTCCTATCATTGGCGACGGAGTAAATGAAGTGATTGACTTCTCTTTTACAAACAAAGAGAAAATCACAACAGCAGCGAAGAAGTGGACTGCTGACACTTCCGACCCTATCGCAGATTTGAAGCGCTGGCACGAAACCGTACAGAAGACCGGATTTGTAAACTGTGATATTTGTGTTATGGGTGGCGACGTTGCAAATGCGTTTGTAAATCATGCAAAGGTGCAGAAAATGCTTGATGTGAAAAACTTCAATCTTGCGGTTATACAGCCTAAACAGTTACCGAACGGCGTCACATACCTTGGAACCATTCACGAACTGGGACTTGATATTTACAAGTACAATGAGTGGTATCTTGACGACTGGACAAACCCGAACAAACCGGAAGACAAGCCGCTTGTACCTGCTGACAGCTTAGCACTGTTAAGCACAAACGCTGATTATTCCATGTACTATGGAGCAATCACACTTATTAAGGAGCCGGACGGCAACTTTATGACCGTAGAGGGTAAATATGTACCGGACACATGGACAAAGCGTAAGCCTGCCCGCCGCTTCCTCAATCTGTCTTCTGCACCGTTATGCGTTCCGCATGATGTAGACAGCTGGTTTGTTGCAACGCCTATCTAATGGACTTCAAAGCACAGCTTGCCAGTGACATGAAAGTGTTTCACAACTGTGGAGAAATGGCAACTATGACTGATATATGGTATCAAGGCAAGAAACACTATTTGCCCATAATCATTGACCACACGGCAGCCGACGAACGGCAGAGAGGAAACGGGGACCTGTCTCTTATACACATCTCC